TCGCCGTTGGCTCAAGACCCGTCGTTTGCAGAAATTGCAGACAACGCTGTGATTGACAAACGTGGTCGTATTGCTGCACGTAAGGGCCACACTGTTGTAACAACAAACAAGACTGTCCTTGGTACTGACTCGTTACGATCTATTAAAGAATTTAAGGACAACGCTGGTAACACTAAGATATTTTCTGTAGGTAATAACAAAATCATTAGTGGTACTACTACACTGGTTGACGAGACTCCCGGTGGATACAGCATTACTGCAAACAACTGGAAGCTTGTAGATTTTAACGACAAGATCTACTTCTTTCAACGTGGGTTTCAACCTCTTGTGTATGACAGCGCAGGAGGCTCTGTAATCACGCTCAGCAGCGTTTCTGGTGCAGCTGGTGTTACTAGTGCTATGTACGGTAACGAAGTCCTAGCGGCTTATGGAAGGCTCTGGACAGCAGACGTTACTGGAGACAAGTCTACTGTTTACTGGTCTGACCTTTTGATCGGCCATGACTGGTCCGGAGGCACTAGCGGTAAAATAGACATATCTAAGGTGTGGCCTGATGGCTATGATGAGATTGTAGCGTTAGCGGCACACAACGGACTGTTGATTATCTTTGGTAAGCACAGCATTGTTGCGTATCAAGGAGCAGAAGCACCAGCAACAATGGCATTGGCAGATACTGTAGCGGGTGTTGGTTGTGTTGATAGAGACACTGTGCAGTACACAGGTACGGATGTATTGTTCTTGTCTCACACCGGACTTAAGAGCTTTGGTAGAACAATACAAGAAAAATCAATGCCTATTAGCAGTCTGTCCGGTAACATTACCAAGGACATTATTGCTGCGTTGCAGAACGAGACTGAGTTCTTTAGGTCTGTGTACAGTCCTGAGGAAGGCTTCTACCTGCTAACCTTTACAGGACAAGACGTAACGTATTGTTTTGATGTGCGAAGTACTTTAGAAAATGGAGCATATCGTGTTACTCGTTGGCCGTCTACTAAGTTTACGTCATTTACACGCTTAGACAACGGCACGTTATACATTGGTACTAACAACGGTATTAGCACGTACACCGGCTACAGTGACAACGGAGAAGGCTACAGATTTAAGTACTATAGCCCAAGCTTAACATTTGGTGATAGCTCTAGAATCAAGATTTTAAAGAAGTTGAAGCCGACATTGGTTGGTGCAAACAACGCAACAGTATTTCTTAAGTGGGCTTACGACTTTGAAACAACGTACGCTACTGCAGAATTTACAGTAGGTAACCAAATTACTGGGTTTTATGGTGAAAGTGAGTACACCACCGTAGAGTTTACAGCAGGACAGTTGACCAATGCAAGGTCACTTAATACAACAGGATATGGAACAAGTGTGCAGGTAGGACTAGAGTCAGAGATAGACGGTTTTGCTTTGTCACTACAGGAGATTAACGTAATGGCTTTGATAGGAAAGCTACTTTAACGGGAGTAAAACATGGGACCTTTTCCAACAGTACAACCACCAACAACAGAGGAAAGTTCTGGTAACGCTTTTACAGAAATGTTAAGTGGCTTAGGGTCTTTTCTTTCTCAACCTGACGTTTTGCTTCCGGGTGTAGTTGGTGGACTATTAACAGGGGAAGCATACGGTCGTCTTAGTGATATAGGACGAGAGGCTAGAACAGGCGCAGAAGCTCTTGCTGCACAGCAAATGCAACAGACACAGTTTAGACCGTTTACTGTGACTACTGCTACTGGTGCCGGCATGGGTACTCAGGTAACGCCTGAAGGTGGTATTGAAACTACTATGGGCTTGTCTCCACAAGAAATTGCTTTGCAGAATCAACTACTAGGAGGTGCTGGTGGTTTCTTCGGTCAAGCGGTACAACCTACACTAGATCGTGAACAAGCTATCTTTGAGCGTATGCGTAGAACACAACGTCCTGAAGAGGAGCGTCAACGTCTTGCTACAGAAGAGCGTATGGCTGCACAAGGACGTCTTGGTTTAAGTTCTGCGGCGTATGGTGGTGCTACTCCTGAGTTGTTAGCTCAAGAAACTGCAATAAACGAAGCACGTAACAGGGCTATGTTAGCGGCTATGCAACAAGCTCAAGCAGAACAGATGCAACAAGCAGCATTAGGACAACAGTTCCTTGGTGCAGGTTACTTACCACAGCAACAACTTATGGCGGCTACTCAGCCTGCACAGCAGTTAGCAGCATTGCAACAACAAGCGCAGCTTCAAGGTGCTGGTTTGTTTGGTGAAGCGACTATGTCTGGTCTTGAAGCTCAGTTGGTTGCAGAACAGGCACGAGCTAACTTACTAGGACAAACAGGTACTGGTCTTTTACAAGGTGCGTTAACTCCTAGTACAACATCAACTGAAGCAGCTATAATTCAGAAAATTCTTGGAGGCTAAACATGGCTAAGTTTTCACAAGCGTTCCTGCAAGGACTTTTACAGCCTACTTATGGGCAAGGGATGTTTACTGCCGCACAACAAGCAGCACAGCTTCCGGGTCAGCTTAGACAGCAGCAAGCACAACAACAGCAGATGGAAGCATTGCGCTCTATGACGCCTATGCAACGCGCACAGTACTCTATGCAAACAGCTAAGACTCCTGCTCAGATTACCGCTGCTCAAACTCAAATGGACGCTGCTCAAGAAAGTATAGCTGCTGGTAAAAAAGAACAAGCTGCTGCTGAGTTAAATAAATTGTATCAGCAATACATAACTGAAACTAATCCTGAAAAGATTGCTAGTCTTGAAGGTCGTATACGTAGTCTGGCATCAGCTGCTGGTCGTGATGTTACTGCAGTAGAAAACCAACTACAGGCTATTCGTAGTCGTAGGGCAACGGGAGCTACTGAACAACAGTTTGAAGCCTTCTTTGATAAGTACGTACCGGACGATAAAAAAGAAGAGTATCGTGGTCTTACTCAGGCGCAGATACTAACTCGTCTTGATGAAGATGCCGATGTAGAAGAAGCAAGAGAGTGGGCTAAGTGGTTGAACAAGAACACCATAACTGACGGTAACAGGCAGGAAGCTATTAATCTTGCAGTACAGGCATTTGGTAGTAAAGCAGCGGCAGAGGTAGCTAGAGCAGAAGCTAGTCAGCTGTCTAAAGCTAAAGAGTCTAAAGCAGAGCGTAAGCGTACTTTGTTAGTTACTTATCAAGGTAGGCAGGATCCTATGATGGCTGCTATGGGTCAACCTGCTCCTACTGCAAAGCCAACCAAGCTAGAGATTTACTTAGATGAAGATGGTAATGTTCCTGAAAGAATTGACAACCTATTAAATGATACTGCTATTTCTGCAATAGGTCAAGACTTTAATTATGTATGGTCTCCTCGAGAAGTTCCTGAAAGAAATGTTTCACCTACTCAGCCTACAAGTACAGTTCCTACTCTTAATCAATTGATGGGTGGTTAATAATGGTACAGCTGGTCGTTAAAGAAGACGACACTAAGCAGACACCTACAGTAGAAAAACTATTAGAGAAATACGGCAACACGCCTATTGATCAAATACCCGTAGATGATCTGTTAGTGATCTTTGGGGATACCCCTACTAATGAAATACCAGAGCAAGTTCGCGCTACTCTAATGAACGCGGCTGTCCAGCGTAGGGCTAAAGAGCTTGGTCCTGAAGAGGCTGGGTTTAGTGGTCTTACTTCTGCACAAGCAGCAGAGATGGCTCCGTTTGCTCCTGCTGGTATGGGTATTCAACGTATAAACGCAGCATCTATGGCTGGCTTTACAGACGGCATGGGGGATTCTCTTCGTGGTCTTGGCATAGTACCTAAGAAGTCTTTAGAAGAAGAGTTTGAGACTAGAGTAGAACGAGCTAGAGCACCTGAAGATTATTTTTCAGGTATGTTAACAGGTGCTGTATATGATCCTGTTGGTTTAGCCGCTGGAGGTGTTGGAGGTAAACTTGCTGTAGCGGGGGCTACTAAGGCTCTACCTAACGCTCCTAGAGTAGCTACTGCTTTAGGTATTACACTAGGTGGCGGTGCTGAGGGCGCTGCTCAAGGTGCTCTTATTCCTGTATACGAAGAGTTTGGTGATAGTCGCTTAATGAATTCTCTTTATGGTGCTGGCATAGGAACTGTATTAGGCGGCGCTATAGGTACTGCTGGGGCTGTTGTTACTCCTCCTTTGCGTAGACCTGAAGTTAAACCAGAGCTTGCCCCACAGCCTGTATCTTTACAGCCTAAAGCGCTTGCCGGTCAAGACTTTAAGCCTCGTATGAACAGACCTGTAGAGACTCCTGTAACTACTTCTGTTGTAGAGCCTACACCTCAAGTTACTCGTTCTACTCCTGCTACTCTTAAAGTGCAGAACATAGACCAACAGATTGCAGATCTTGAACAAAAAGCAAATGCAGTAGGACGCAAGAAACGTAAGCCTATTGAAAAGCAGATAGAAAATTTACAAGTTACTCGACAAAAAACATTAAATCAATCTAACGAGCAAGCCGCTGTAATTAAAGAAAAGGTTGTTACTTTAGAAAACCAGTTAGATAGATTAGCACGTCGTAAAGCAGAGTTACAACCCGGACAAGCTGGTGCTAAAGCTAGGCAGGCTCGTGCCGAACGTAAGGAAGAAGAGCTAATAGAAGAGATAGATACTCTTACTGGCTTAGACTACTCTCCTAATGGCGGATACGTTGTTACTATATCAGGGGTAGGATACGATAATCCTCTTCAACTTGTCAATAAGAAAAACAGGTTAGAGTTAAATAACCCTACAGGTGCTGAGGTTAAAGTAAAGTTAGAGCCGCCTAAAGAAACTGGTGATCCTGTTACTGATGCAGCGAACAAACTAAATTACATTCTTATCTCTGACGACGCTGCTCCACGGTTAGGATTAGATGCTCCTCCTAGTGCGTCGTCTGCTGGTGTACGTCCTGCGGTACAGTATGCACAAGAAGTATCAGAAGGCATTAATGCACCAATAGCACAGCAAGCAGGTGAAATGCCTCCGTCTACTGCTAGAGGTAGGAAAGATATGCCTGTCGGTAGAGATACAGGTAGACAAGCAGAAATGACTCAAGAAGAAGTAGGGCGTCGTGCTACGTTACTTGCCGCATCAACAGAACAAAAGCAACGGCAAGAAGCTAGACAGCTAGGCTTTAAAGATGAAGACGTTGACTGGGCCATAGAAAATCTTCCTACTATTTCTGAACGTAAATTTACATACGACAACGTAGAGCAAGCCGCTGCTCGATTAAAAGCAGGTCCAATAGGTAGAGACTATGATACACTCGTAGACTTTATAATGGATCAAAACGGTAGAATATTTAGACCAGAAGAAATGGAAGCA